TGAATACCATGAACTGAAAGAAAAATTGGAAGATATTAAAACAGAAATCAAGACATTAAAGAGACAAAAGAAGGATTATTTGTTGCAAAATTCCAAATATATTTTCAACTACTATGAAGAAAAGCAGAAAATATCTAGTGGATCCAATATGATCGATTCTAACACGATCAACCGATTTTTCAAAATCAAAGGAACCAACGAAGAAAGCAGTGACATAAACAACGATAAATACAAATCATCAAAGCAAATATACCAACAATACTGGAAAAACGTCGACGGGGATATTATTCATTTACAAGAATATGTGATCGATTCAGATACATGTTTGTTGTGTAATCAAGGTGAATTAATTCCATTGGAAGAAGAAGGGGTATTGATTTGTAACAATGTGAATTGTGGGAAATTCATGATTCATATTGTGGAAAACCAGAAACCATTAAACAAAGAAATGCCGAATGAAGTATCTTATACTGCTTATATTCGTTTGAATCATTTCAAAGAAATTTTGTCTCAATTTCAAGCGAAAGAAACTACACGTATACCTGATGATGTATTAGACGCAGTGAAAAATCGTATTAAAAAAGAGCGAAAAGAAATGTCGGAAATGAACTACACAGAGATGCGTAATATATTGAGTATTTTGGGTTACAATAAATACTTTGAACACATTCAGTATATCAATTCTATTTTGGGAATCAAACCACCGATCATGGACGAAGAATTAATAGAGACATTATGTGTGTTGTTTATTGAAATTCAACAGCCATGGGCGATCTATTGTCCAATCAATCGAACCAATTTTTTCAATTACACCTATATTTTGTGTCAATTATGCGTGTTGTTAGATCAAACACAATATTTGCCATTTATACCGATGATGAAAGATCGAATCAAGCAATTGGAGCAAGATATGATTTGGAAGAAAGTTTGTGATCATTTAGATTGGGAATATTTTCCAACAGTTTGATCTTTATGATAGAAAAATCATCATAATGAACCTTTTATGATGATTTATATTGAAATAATCGTCATAAATTAATTAAAAAATTGATATAAATATATTCATTTATAATCTATCATAAAGAGATCATAATGAGTGATTTACAGTCAATGCAGAAAGCTTCCAATCGCGAATATGTGCTGTCGAGTTATAAAACAGCGGAATGTAAAAATCGAAGGAACTTTGTTGATAAAATTCCAGAAGCGTCAGAGCATTATATATATCCGAATCAAAAAGAAGATGCGGCAAATGTAATGGATAAATTTTATCGTAATTCACATATCCGTATTATTGGTGTTCCAAAAAAAACCAAAATAGGTTGTGATGGTTTTATATTAGAAACCTTCCGTCTGGCATGTACACATAATGACGACAATTTTATTATATCACCAGATAACGCCCACTTGATCACTGGTATGAATAACAAAGATTGGGAAGAACAGATGAAAGCAAAAAGTCCTGAATGTATTCGTGATAAAATATTTCACCATGGTCAATTGAAACATACAAATTTAAACCATATTTCAAACGGTTTGGTTATCATCGACGAAATTGATATTGGAGACAAAGAAGGACAAGTATTGGACAAGACTCTTCGACAGACAAACTTTTTAGAATTACAAAATCTTATTCAAAGAAACAATCGAGTTATCATTATTAGTGCTACCATGATAAAACAATACCATCAGCTCTATCAATGGGGAGAATCACATTCTACTTACAAAATGACCATACCATCAGAGTATATTGGACATAAGGAATTCTTAGAAAAAAAGATTATTCAACAATCCTATTCATTGCGTACAGAGCAAAATGTAGAAAAATGGTGTCAAGAAGATATTATAAATAATTATGGCAAAGAAGACACACGTGTACATCTTGTACGTTCAACCTTTAAGAATATCAAAATATTAGAAAAAGTTTGTAAAGAAAAGGATATTATATTTTATAATCATTATTCTGATGATAGAATACCTGCGGATAAACTACAAGAAATATTTTCAAACAAACATACAAAACATATTGTAATTGCAGTCAAAAACTATTGGCGTAGAGCGAATCTAATACCAAATGCATGGAAACTTAGAATTGGGGCAGTCCATGAATTATATACAGTGGTTGACGATAGTAAAGAAATACAAGGATTTGTAGGAAGGATGACGGGTTATTGGTATAGTATTATTGATAATGGACATAAAACTGGACCATATCGATGCAACATTGAATCTATTAAACGTTACGAAAGTTGTTATAATAACCCACTTGGAAAAACCACTAGCTATCAAACTAGTGGATTCAAAAAAAACAATGGACAGATTACAGTTTTAGAGCCTACCATAATTACTCCAAATGTTATTCAAAAAGCATTAAATGTTAACCGGAGTTCACTCATTGGACAAAATTCACCTGCTTCTTTACCCATATTTGTACTTGAAGAACCGACCATACAAATGAAACAAATATTAGAAGATAAAGATACACTCTCATTACAAAAACACTGTGATAAACTAATGAAAGCCTATCCATCCGTTAATAATTTGTATCGTTCTTTTCGAAAAAGGAGATGGGTTGTGAATACAATAGACAAATACAAAAAATGGTCTATTGATCAAATGACGAACTCCTCTCCTAGTTTTGAACTTCCTATTCTCAAAGGACAAAAAAAATTAAATGAAGACTGTATCACTATTGTGATTGATAATATACAGAAAAGAGTTATTTATTTCCCCTGGAAAGGGAGTAAATGGGTAAACCCGTCATCTGATTCAAATGAAGATTCAGGTGCTATTGCTCCCGTTGCTACTTCTAGTGCTACTTCTAGTGCTACTTCTAGTGCTACTTCTAGTGCTACTTCTAGTGCTACTTCTAGTGCTACTTCTAGTGCTACTCCTGATGCGATTCCTATTTAAATCAATGTAATCAAAATAAGACTTTAATTCTTCCAAAACCCTTTCTTCGAAATTTGTTTCATCATGTGCCCCCAATATTTTTTTTACACGATCATAAATCGATTTTTTTACAAATGTATAACGTGTTTTATTCGTGGCTAACCAAACTATTTCATATTCTAATATAGTATTCATTAAATCGTTTAATTGGCTTTCAAATATACGCCCATCTTCATGTTCTGTCATAATCTCCAACAAAGGAATATATTCTTGTTCAATATATTCGAATATTTCATCCATAAAATGTGTACACAAGAAACCTACTCCAAATGGTATACGTGTAGTTATATCCTGTATATTATGTAATTCCACCCCTCGATTTAATTGATTGACAATGTATTTTGCAAGCGAACCTTTTTCATAACAATTATATATGTTTGCTGTAGGATTTGGTTGAAATTTGACAATCTTCGATTTTTTTGTAAACGATTTCATTGTAATAATATCTTTATTCGATGTACATTTCCGAGTATTTGTAGAGTGTCGTTTTTTATTCGTTTTTTGTTTTTTAGTTTGTGATTTCTTTTTTGCCATTCTATAGTATATCCATCTATAAAAATCGAAATTGTGTATAGCAATAATGACGAGTACAATAATAGTTTTAGATAAAAATTATTATTGTCACATAACAAAATATGTATTATGATTATTTATATATTTACTTTGGGTACATGGCCGCTGGGAACTGAACCAAGTTCGCACCGATACCGAATCCAGCTCCACCTCGTGCGCTAGATGCCATGGAAGGAACAAAAACATCCAGAACACTGAATGTAGCAGCAGCTGCCAATGCGATGATGACAACTTCTTCAATCTTAAGAGCCTTCTGAGGGATAACAAATGCAGCAATTGCTACCATAATACCTTCAACAAGATACTTGATTGCTCGCTTTACGAATTCGCTAAAGTCAAACATGTCGTTCATTTTGCAATTATATATTTAGACAACAAAAAAATATTTAATAAAAACAACTTAAATCGAAAAGGTGAAAGTTGCTAAAGATGTCGACCCCCACAAAAACGTCTAAAACATTTGAGCAGAAAATGACTAAAGATGGTAAAATCAATCCTAAGTATGTGGATTTGTTAAGTGAAGATCCTCCAATTGCAAATCAACAATATGGGTGTTACAGTTTTGTTTCACCTGAAAAAATCATCAAACAAAAGGATATTTTCATGTTCGAGAAGTTTGTGAAACAATGGCAATATGCAAAAGCGTTAAACATGTTTTCTGACTTTATGCAATTTATTGCACATAAATACACAATCGATCCCGAAAAGCTTATGGGCGATTTCGTGGAGTTTGTTACAGAAGAGGAAAATGTATTGAAACGCGAAGACGTGACCAGTGATTTCAATCATTTTATGGACAAAAACGAGGTTCGATTAACAGAAGACTTTCAGAAACAGCATAATTTCCAGACTTCCGTAAGAGGCTTTATTAATCGTGGAAATTTCGGTACATCAGAAGAGGCTGAAAAATTCGCAAAACAAATTCGCGATCGTGATCCAAATCACGACATATTTGTAGGACGTAATTTCGTATGGACACCACTAGATCCGGATGCATACAAGACTGGACGTATTGAATTTATGGAGGAAGAGCTAAACCAACTACACCATGAAAAGTTAAAGAACGAGATGAAGGCAAAGGAAGAGTTCGAGAAGCGTTTGTACGAAAGCAAGCGTAAAGCCATTGAACGAAATATTGAAGAAGCCAAAAAATCAGGCAACAAGCTTACGCAAACGATGGATGAAGAAGGTAATTTGATTGGTGTCAAAGAAACCGTTGATTTTGAGAGTCGTGAGGTTGCAACAGAAGGTGGTTCTCGTAATCAAGTGCCTTTCCAAAACGAAAACGAAGTTCCTCGTGTAGAGGAATTGGATACAATCAAAGAGGATGGTGAAGATGCTTAAGTATGCATCCCAATCCCAATCCCAATCCCAATCCCAATCCCAATCCAAGATCAAAAGTAATATAACAAACACATCATATTACTTTTTTTATAAGACGATTCTATTATTACGTATAGTACACAGGCAAAGAGTCAATATTAAACACATAATGTTTCGGTTTCCCTTTTGGGATTTTTTTGCAATTTTGAATCATGGGTTGTTGTAATTCATTTTGAGGGGTCACATTGTGAACCAAACGCGAGATCATCTTATACAGTTTGAAATTCGGGTATCGTTCGTCCCCATTTTTCTTATACAATATATTTTTCCCAGAATCTTCTGTACACCATCTCAAAATCGTTTTCTGTAATCGGTTCATGTGGTTGGTGTCTGTTGCATCATCATCTTCATCAAACACAAAATCAAACATAGAACACCCTAATCTACATAAATCAAAACTGTTATTCGGCATGATTATTTCCTTTTTTTCATTGA